TTCCATTTGCGTACACATCCAGCGAGTACGTCGCACCCTTCGGCCCCTGCAACTTGTAATCCGCAATCCACGCGGAGCGATTGCGCTTGATTGCATCCTGCATTTCCTTGGACTTCTGTTCTAGCGTCGAATGGGACAGAATCTTGAGCGTCATGCCGCTCGGCCAAACAATGTCGCCACCAACCACTTGAGCGTCGGCATAGCCAAACTTCGCCTTCGCGCCGGGGCGGGACATGGCCGTCACACGCGCAAGCATTTCGTCCGCAAGCGTCAGGCGCACATAGGACGAACCGCTTGCCATCAGAAGCGCACCATCGCTGCTGATCTTGAACAAGGGCTTGCCGGATGCCTCCCACTTGGCGTAAGACTGCGGAGTCACCTTGGTGGTTCGGTTTCCCGCAGTCACATATACGGTCTTGCCGCTGGCGATGCTGTTCTTGATGTATTCAAGGGCATCAGTTGCCTTGCTCATCGCCGCCTTTGCGCCCGGGCGCGCGAACTCCCCGAGCCGCGCCATGATTGCCTTGCGAATGTCGCTCATGCCCTCATCCTACCTTTCCGCATTGCGATTTCTCATGCGTTGACGAAACCGGGGTCGGGAATCTGCCGCGCGTCGATCACGCGCTGCCTCGACCCGTTGTGCCGCTTGATCGCGGCGTAGTCCAACGCGCCGTTCGGGCGCACCCATCCACGGTCCACCGCCATCGACGCCGGGACAGGGATCAGGTCGCAGCGGCAGTTGAACCCGCAGGGCGGCGTGATCCCCATCCGGTCGAAGTCGGCCATCGTCCCGACATAGCCGTCAAGGGCAAGGTGCGTTTCCCGGGTCCGCTTGTCCTTCGTCGCGCTGTATTCGACCAGCGGCACGAACGCCTGCACCCGCTCGTCGCGCAGCACCTCCGCCTGCCCTTCCGTCATGGCCCGGTTGGTATTCGTGCGTAGCACGGTCTCAAGGCGGGCCGAAGACAGGGCGGTCCCGGTCAGGACTTGCGTTGTGGTCACGAAGTCCCCGAGGTTCATCATCCGTATCCGCTTGCCCACCACGGACTTGCCGGGCTTCTCCTCAATGACCTGCGCGATGAGTTCCTGCACCTGCCGCGTCTGCTCCGGGTTCATGGCGGTCACGAAGAAGGTGTCATTCACGATCCGCTTGACCGTGCTGATGGCCCCTTCCGTGGGCCGGGTCACGCCGCGCAGGAGGCTGTCGAGGATGGGGGACCGCCGCCTCATGTCGGGCAGGGCGTTCTGCCGCTCGTGGTCGGTGACATCCCCAGAGCTGCGCTTGGCCGCTTCCACGAGCAGTTCCCAATCGTCCCGGCTCACGGGGACGCGCCGCCGGAACCAATCCGTGATCGGCTTCATCCAGTTCGTGCCGAACCCCTCAAGGGACAGGGGAGCCTCCACGCGGTCGAAGGTCATGGCCGTCCCGGCGTCCACGATGCTCTCCACGGCGTCGGCGGGGATCTTGGCCTTGCGGACGGTGGCGTGCGCCCCGGCCAGCCACGAGGCAAGCAGGAGGGCCGCAGCGGCCTCGTGGAACGCTGCCCATTCCGCGCCGTCCTCCTTCCCCCTGACCTGCGCGGCTATGGCGCGGCGGTACGACTGCTGCGCCTCGCGCAGCACCCTGCGGAGGTGCTTGTCGAGGGCGTCCCGCTTCATGCCTTCCGCTTGCGCTTACGCATGGCCGCGACCTTCGGTGCTTCGGGGGCCGGGGCTTCGTCGGTCTCCGATTCGCCGCCCTGCCCGAGCAGGGCCGACAGCGGGTTCTCCCCGCCCTTCGCGCCGCCGAGGACGGCTTCGCCGTCATCCGGCTCCGACAGGCCGAGCAGGTCGCGCACCTCGCGCTCCGCAACCCGTCCCCCCATTGTCACGAAGCGTTCGATGGCCTCAAGGCGTTCCTTCTTGTCCGGGCGTTCCGGCGCGAACACGAAGCGCAGGGAACGCGCCTCCTCGTCCGTGGCCCCGAGCATCCCGGCAAGGACGCGCACGAGGTCGGTGGTGATGCTCTCCCCGAGGGCGTCCGCGTGGTAGCGGATGACGCGGGAGAGGGTGTCGGCGTGCAGGTTGGCGACCCCGGAGCCGAGTCCCGTCGATCCGGCCTCGCTCGTGAGGGACTGCCCGAGGATGGCTTCCTTGAGCTTGCCCGAGAGCCAGTTGACCATATCCATGAAAATCGCCGCCCGTCCGGCGTTGGCGTCCTTGATGTCGATGTCGTACATCGACTCGTTGGGGCCGATGCGGGGCAGCACCACGGAGTTGTCGTTGACGAGGTTCTGCAGGACCGTCAGCATCTCGCTCTTGGCGGCATCGTTCCCGGCAGGGTAGTACCCCACGCGGATGCCGAGGGCGTAGCGTTCGGCGTATGCGGCGGCGTTCTGCAGGATCTCCTGCTTGAGCAGCCAGATGTACCAGCACACATCGCGCGCGCCGACGCCCCGGTAGATGGCCTCCGAGGTGTTGGGGTCGATGAAGTTTGGGGCGGTCGTGAACACGCGGTGCAGGATGACGGCCCTGCGCTCGTTCTCCGTGAACAGGTGGACGAGGCTGTCGAAGCCGAGGTCGGTGACGGACGGCTCGTTGATGTACGCGCTGCCGACGCGCATGGCAAGGTTGCCGCGCTGGTCGAAGGCGAGGGTGTCCGAAGCCATCGGGAGCCATTCGGCCACGCGGACGCCGAGGACGGGATCACGCTCGTAGACGATGTTGGCCGCGCTGCAGCCGTACCAGACCGCCTCGTGGAGCGACCGGAAGAGGTCGCTGCGGCGGGGGATGGCGTTCACGATGTCGGAGATGCGCTCCGCGAGGTTGACGAGCCGCGCGTTCTCCTCGTCATCGGCCACGACATTCCATTCGAGCCCGCCGAGGGTGACGAGCAGGGACCGCAGGACGCCTTCGATGTCGGCGTCCGCCCGCATCATCGCTTGGTAGTTCGGGTCAAGCCTGTATGCGAGGCTTGAGTTCCGCAGCATCAGGGACGCGGTGCGGAAGAAGGTGCGCTGCACCTCGACGGGCAGGGCAAGCGGCCCGGTGATGCCGCGCTCCTGCGGTGCCGGGAGCGGCTTGCGGGGACGCCTTGCGGGGGGAAGGCCCGCGCCGGGGACGGCATTGGGCATCAGAGGATTGCTCTTGGATTGTTCCATGATTCAGATCCGCAGTCCTTTGGCGCGCTTCTTGCTCTCGGCCAGTTGACGCTCCAGCTCGGCACGCCGTGCTTTGCTAGCGGCCCTCTCCTCGGCTAGCGTGGCAGCACGGCTACGATCTTCCTCCCGCTGCCTCTGCACCTCGGCAATGCGCCGATCAATGTCCGCGATTGCGCGATCCACTTCCTCGGCGCGCTCTGTCCGCTCGGGGCCGCGCGCCTTGGTCTCGGCAAGGGCGGTCTCGGCCCTGCGGACCTTGGCTGTGTCCCTGCGCTGCTCGGCAGCGGCATCGCGGCGGTAGTCGCGGTCGATGTCGGCGCGAGTCTCCTCAAGCCATTGCTCCGTGAACGACTTTCCTGCTGCTCTGGCACGCTCTTCGATGCCCTTGACGCCGCCGCCCCGGCTCGGCTTGTCCTTCGTGGACCCGCCGCCCTTCTCGCTGCCGCAGGTGTTCCCGGGCTCAAATCCGCCGGGACCGATACCGCAGTTGTCGAAAGTTTGGCGCGCGAAGCATCCGAGCCGCCGTTCGATGTCCTTGCGAGTGCTGCTCATGGGATTGCTGCGTGGGTCTGCCATCGGTCAGTCCATCCAGCGGCGGTGCTTGAAGAGGTGCCAGACGCGGTGCTTCAGGATCGACCACCCGAGGCCGACCCACGATGCCGCCTCGTAGCGTCCGGCGGCGCATTCCATGATGTAACGCGGGGATCGCGCCGCCTTGCGGCGCGGCTTCATCTTCTTCGCCATTGTCGCAGTCTAACGCGGCGGCGAGGCGTTCAGCCAAACATCCTGCGACGTACACCGCGCGAATCGAACATCCGCGTGGGCTGCGTTGCCAGGGTGACCGCGCCGCCGGATGTCACCACCGTGCCGTTGGCAGCTGCGGTGCAGAGATCGACCACGACATCCACGGTGTCATCGTGGCTCCCGGCGGGAAAGGAGAGCATCTCGTCCATGACGGGCCGGAAGGCGTTTTCCACTTGCCCATTCTGTCCTTCTGGGAA